TTTTAATGTTATCTATCGCCCATAATGGTTGTAGATTTTTATAATTAAAACATTCTAGTTGTTCTTCTTCAAGTTCTAAGTTAAACAAACTACAAGGTTTTATGTGGTCAATATGCCATTTGCCATAATTATTCCAACTCATACCTTGTTTAAACATACTCTCTAAATGTTTAATTAATTCTTCTTGAGTACATCCAATTAGTTCTCGAGTTGTTTTACTTTTACTTGATCCATTAATAAAATGTCGTAGTCGCCTTGACAAATTTTCTTTTATTAAAAAACCAACATCAGTTTTTCTTTTTTTGGCAAGATACTTTTGTTGACTCTCAATAATTTTTTCTTTATTATCTCGCCTATATATTTGCCGTTGAGCATTTATTTTTTCTTTATTCTCAGCTTTATATTTACGACACCTTAAACGGCTTTTCTCAATAAAACCTCTTTCAAGTTTCTTTTTTTCATACCATAATTTTTGGTATTCTTTTTGCTTTTCTTTATCTTTATATCCCATTTAATAATCCCTTATAAAACTGTACGCAATACAGATAATAGCAATCATAAAATATATGAATGTAAATATTAAAAATACATCACTAACCATAACAAGGGCTAGTGATATTATTGATAATATAAAACACAAAAAACTTGCCTCTAATAGTTTATAATTTTTCATTGTTTATCTCACTTTCTTTTATAAATATTCTTTCTAATCTCAAAAGTTTTAATTGTGATTTAGATAAATTTTTATTTTTATTTAATCTTTTAAAACTATTTGGATTTAATAATTGATTATCTCTATTTATATACATTAATTTTCTACTCATTGTTCATCTCACTTTCTTTTACTTTGTATCCTCCCCATTTCAAGGCATAGTCCATTGAAAAAGGTTGAATGTTTAATATATGTTTTAATAAATCATATTCATTATTAAAACTTTTTAAAAATTTATTATCTTTATATAATTTATAGTTCATTGTTTAAACTTCCTCACTTTCTTTTTGTAGTTTTAATATATCTTTTTCTATTTCCATTATCATTCTAGCCATAAAATTCCAATAACCTTGTTCGATTTTAGTTCTTAAAGCATCACTAGGGTTTGGATCTATTGAACCCATTTCAACGGCTAGGTCTACAATATCATCATAGTAAAATGGTAAATCTAAAGCTAAACCACTCAACCAATTTGCTATTGCTTTTTGTTTTCCTACTCTGCTGACTTCAAAACCATATTCAGAGTAAAACCTTTTAAAAAGGTAGTCTACCTTATCTATATATTTAGATATTGGTTTTTCGTTTATATCAGTTTCAATAGTTGATAATATAAACCTTTTATAATTTTCTTTATATTTTGTATGATGTAATTTCATAATCTCACTTTCTTTTATTAATATTTGTATTTACTTATAAATGTTTAAAACGATAATAAATAAATCTAATATAATTTAAACCAAATTTAACAAACATTGTCAAATATTATTTAAAATAAATATTATTTTAATGTAAATAACTGATTTTAAATGAATGAATATATATATTTTAAATGATGAGATATAAATTTTATATAATTATAATGTATAAATTTAATTGTACACAAAAAAGATGTAGAACCAGGATTAACTACAATTAAAAAATGTAGTATAATATAATGTACACAAAAAAAATGTAGAATTATAATGCCTATATCTCATGGGGGAGGGAAAAAATGTGCCGTGCCTTGCTGTATATATATATGCACCCCCCACAAAATTAGCAGACAAATCATAATTACTATATGTCAATTATTTGACACAACTTTACAGAAATAAATGTCAAAATTATGACATCACAACTTCGTGGTTTCCCAAAACACCCCCCTTTATTTTATTTCTAGGGTACCCATACTCCTGTTTAGAAAACACAGCAATCATGAATTTACCACCTTCTAATCCGGGTCGTACCTCGTAGTGCTTACCACTGGTCTGACAGTAGAAATCCACATCATTAAAACCAGCTTGTCTACCCATAGCTTCAAACTCTTCTGGTGTGTAGTGTTTATAGTGGAATTCATTAACCGGAGGTAGCTGATGAGGCCTTACTCGTTCGTTTGGTGATGAGCAGATAAATAAATTTGTTTTGTCTCCGGCTAAATCAAAGACACCTTGAGCTAAGTCTGGTGGTATGTGTTCGATAAACTCAAAAGATACAACAGCATCATATCTATCTCGTAATAATCCTTTCTTTAACTTTGTAAAATCTTGTAGAATATAATTAACTCTAGGGGCTTTGTTATCATACGATTTTAAAAATACTTCATGGGCTTCTTTAGATTTATCAATACAGTCTACCCAGCTTGACATCATGTTTTGCATAATCACAGAACCATAGCCAATACCACAACCAATATCAAGAACGTGGTCTGGTTCGGTCAGTTCTTCAAGTTTCTTACAAGCAAAGTTATATCGTTCTAAATGATCTGGCCGAATATTGTTCGGATCCATTATTCGTTCAACCATCTAATGCTTTCATCCGTGTTGTCCAATATTTATCAAGTATATAATACCAACATCCATTAATACATGGTTCTACTAAAGCAACTAACCCAGCTTCAAACAACGAAGCACCAGTTAGCCAGTATACAACATTCATAGCTATAAACACATGACCACATGTATAGATACAAGTTCGTCCAATACTTGTGTTTATCATGTTACAACTTTCATAATACAACCTTGTTTCCAAGATCTAGCCATCGGTACAACCTCTCTTTTAAAATTTACACACCATTCACTCAAAGCTTTCCATTCTCCCTCCTCCCATTTAGGATAAGGAGACAAAGGCGATGGTAATAAATCATCGAAACGCATTAATGTACCGGCTACAATCTGATCATTAAGTAATTCTAATATAGTTTTTGTTGATACGTATAGATCACAATCAATATTCATAAACGATATGTGTCTTTCATGGTCTTTTTTCCATACAGGTATGGTATCTTCAAACCAACCTTCATGTAAAACCACGTTTGGTACCACCTTTGGTAACTCTGTTAAAGCAAAATGTCCCTTTTCTATAACTTTGTGCCCCATAAACCACTGCTCTGGTAGTCCTTCAAAGCTATCAAACCCATGAAATGTAACTTTTTTGTTTAAACTTGCTAAATAATTTATAGATTTACCTTCATACACCCCAAATTCTGTATAGTGTCCTTTTGGATGTTGTATATTTTGCATACAAAAGTGATATTCCATAGCCCTGTTATCCAAAAGAACCATTGGTTGGTATAAAAACTCTTCAGATTGCATATTGTTCCTTGATTTTTAGTATTTTGTGATAATAAACAATGACTTGTTAACTGTCAATAAACAAAGTATATTAAATATACTGGTTGAATCTACCTTACATACCTAAAAATGTTAAGGAAAGCCTCGTAAATGTTAATTGTCTCCTATGGCTCAAGTGATCCCAGTGTAATTAGGGGGAGTCATAAGCTCCCTCTACGTTAACAACACAGGATAGGTATGGATATTTTAAAAGAACGTAAAAAAAAGATAAAAGATATTTTAACTCCTCATATTTTGTATGGTAAACTATCAGAAGACCAGATTATTGAAATGATTCGCATCGAAAGTGCAGATTACAAAAATAAATCAGCCGGTAAAATGGGAGAGTTAAGAGCTGAACTAGAACGAAGACGACTATTAAGACTTCGTAGAACAAACCCTGATGAATTTGATAGGAGAATAGACATAATGTTAGAAAGACCATCAAAAGATGTAGATGAAAAGAGAACACGACTACCACGAGGGCTAACACCTATGCAAGAAAAGTTTTGTATGGAGTATGCAGCCACGGGTGATGAACTAGCTTCGTATAAAAAAGCTGGATTCAAAGAAGCCAAAGATGATCCCAACACAAGGATCCGTGCTCGTCAGCTTTTTAAGAACGAAAAGATTGAGGCAAGGATTGATGAGTATCAAAAAGAAGCTATCCGTAAAATATCGTGGACAAAAGAAAAAGTTCTTGAGAAAATAGGAGAAGTTTATTCTAATTCTATAAATGATGGAGACTTTACAAATGCTAACAGAGCTATGGAGAACATAGCTAAGCATCTTGGTATGTTTGTTGATCTATCAAAAGTAGAACAAACAGTAAAAACAACCGGGTTTGAATCAGGAGATAAAAAGGCTGACATAAAGAAATTAGCTGACCTTGCTGGATTTAAGTTGATTGATGGTGGAGTTAGTGGTAAAAAAGTAGCCGATAAAGATGGAACATCAGGAAATAAGTGACGAACAACTTGACCAACTCAGGCATTATGCTTACGAGAATATACGTCAAGACTTTCTCAGCTTTGTAAAAGGCTTTGCACCAAAGCTAGTGGCTGACTTCAAAATGGGTCGACACATTGAAGTTATCAGTGAGAAACTACAAAAGGTTGAAAACGGTGACATAAAACGTCTCATGGTGTTCTTACCACCTCGTTCATCAAAGTCTCTTGTGTGTTCTAAATTATTTCCAGCTTGGTATCTTGGTCGACACCCTAATCATGAAATCCTATCGGTATCTCACAGTGATCAACTTGCTTCTGACTTTGGTCGTGGTGTAAGGGATCTGGTTAGTGATCCAACGTATCAAGATGTATTCGATATTAAATTACGTTCGGATGTCCGTGCTGCGGGTAAATGGCAGACCAACCGTAACGGTGTCTATGTAGCCGCCGGTGTTCGTACACAGATAGCTGGTCGTGGTGCACACGTAGCTCTCCTTGATGATGTGATGTCAGAGGAAGATGCTTTTAGTGAAGCTGGTCGTCGATATATTAAAGAGTGGTATCCTGCCGGTTTACGAACCCGACTAATGCCTAACGGTTCTATCGTTATTATTAATACACGATACCACGAAGATGATTTATGTGGATGGTTATTATCATCAGAAGCTAATGATAGTAGATCAGCCATATCTGATTATTGGGATGTGGTAAACATACCAGCATGGGTTGATGAAAAAAGCAGTAAGCTATTAAAACTACCCGTCGGTGAATCATACTTTCCCGAATGGAAACCAAAAGAGATTCTTCAAAAAGATGAGATGGAGATTCGTAGACACAACGGTTCACGATATTGGGAATCACTCTATATGCAAAACCCTGTGCCCGATGAAGGTGGTATTCTTAAAAAATCATGGTTTCAAATGTGGGAGTACGAAGATCCACCCCATTGTGATTTCGTAATACAAACTATGGATACAGCTTTTTCAACACGAACAACAGCTGACTATAGTGTTATACAAACCTGGGGTATCTTTACACAGGTAGAAGCTGACAGTTCCGGAGCTGAACATGATGTTGGTCATTTAATTTTATTAGGCAACACACGAGGACGATTTGAATATCCAGAGTTACGACAGAATGCTCAAGATGCATTTGATGAACATGAACCAGATGTTATCATTATTGAGAAGAAAGCTAGTGGTCAATCACTAATACAAGATTTACGACGAGCTGGATTACCGATCATGGAATATACACCAGATCGGGACAAGGTAGCCAGAGCTTATGCTGCTTCACCTTTGATTGAATCAGGACGGGTATGGTTACCAAA